ATGCTGACCGATACAAAACTAAGAAGTTTAAAGCCACAAGACAAGCTTTATAAAGTGTCTGACAGAGATGGTTTATACGTTGCAGTGACAAAAAGTGGTGTTATTTCATTTAGATATGATTATCGTTTTAATGGAAGGAGAGAAACGGTTACTTTTGGTCGATACAGTGCTGACGGTATCACGCTTGCAGAAGCAAGAGCTGAATTAATTGAAGCAAAAAGGCTGCTAAACGCAGGCATATCGCCAGCTTCAAAGAAGCGTGACGGTATTGAGAGTAAAAAAATAGGGACGGTATTCAAAGACTATACCGTCAATTTCCTTAATGATGCTCAATATGCTGACTCTACAAGGGCCATGAAAGAAGCAATTATTGAAAAAGAAATCTATCCTGTATTCGGCAAACTTCAACTTGAAGAGATCACCACACCAAGGCTTAGAGCATTGTGTGAAAAGATAAAAGATAGGGGAGCAAAAGCGACCGCATTACAAGTGCGTGAGATTGTTGGCTCTGTTTTTACTTATGCCATAGATAGAGGTTATGAAATTACTAACCCAGCAGATGCAATAAAGGCTTCTTCCATAGGGACTTTTCAAGCGCGCGAAAGGGCAATGTCGCCGAAAGAAATCGGTATCTTATTTCGTGAACTAGAAAACTATAGTTGTTATCCAACCTTAAAATTGGCCGTTAAATTTGTCTTGCTGACATTAGTCAGAAAGTCTGAGTTTATTCACGCTACATGGGATGAAATAGACTTTAAAAATAGACAATGGGTGATCCCTAAAGGGCGAATGAAGGGGAGAAAAGAGCATGTTATTTATCTCTCTGACCAAGCAATGGATATCCTAACTGGTATGAAAGTTTGTGCGATGGGAAGCGATTACTTAATGCCTGGTCGATATGATATTAAAAAGCCACTTTCTAACGCTGCATTGAATAACGTGATTGATGGAACCGTAAAACGTATCAATGAAAAAGGTATTGAGTTCGAACCGGTTACTGTTCACGATTTACGACGCACTGCAAGCACGCTATTGCACGAAGCAGGTTATAACTCAGATTGGATAGAGAAATGTTTAGCACACGTTCAAAATGGCGTTAGAGCCGTTTACAACAAAGCTGAATATTCTGAACAGCGTAGGAAGATGTTACAAGAGTGGGCTGATATGGTGGATGAATGGATAAAAGAGAAAGATTAACGCTCGGTCATTCTTCGCCAAGTGTTTTATAAGCAAGTAGTGACGATAGGTAAAGCACACCAACAACAGGCCAGATTGTAGAGTAAAACAGTCTGGCCACAATATTTTTTATATTGTCGCTTTCGTGCTTAGACTCTGAAAACAGATACCCAGCAAGCCATAAGTACACGGCTAATAATGTGAGTAAAATAATCATTAGCCGTTTTTCCTTTTGTACTGAGCATGATCATCACCACACTCCTTGGAGCAGTAAGCGCTGTTCTCTGTTACAGGCTCTTCACGACACCAGATACAAAACCCTGTTAAGCTTTTTGCTGGTGGCTCTCTGTTTGCTAATGCGGTGTTGATTTGTAGAGCCGTTAAGTCATTAGCATCATCTGCGATATCAGGCATATTTATTCCTTACAAATAAAATGAGATTTGATAAGTTCGATACTGTTGTTAGGACATTGATTGCCCCATGCATCCCAACCTTGTGACATGTCACGAGCGAATAGCTCAATGCGACTTACATCACCGTACAACTGTTCAAGACGGTTTTTTACTTCCCACGGCTTTTCGCTATGCTCACCTAAACAACTAAATACGATTTGCTTAACGCTAGCACTAATGCGCTGTAATCCATTGCCTCGAGTAGCGATTAAAACATCTTCACTATTGGCTCTGGTGTAGTTACCTCCATTCATTTTTGTTTCAGCATCTAATAGTTCAAACAGGTCGTGATAATCAAGTAACTCACTGTTTTGAATCGACTTATCAATTCGTTGCCATGCTAAAGGGTTAAACTTAACCCATGTAAAAGCTTTCATTGTGCGGACTTTAAAACCCCAAGCTTCGGCTAATTTAATAGCCTCGAGTACAAAATTACCGGTATACCACATGGCAAGAACTGCGTTATCAGATGCAATAGAATGAATAGGGATATGGGTTAAATTGAAGAGGGAAGTTGTTGGATAATGATTTTTAGCAGCACCGTTTGAGACTTTATTTTTGTAATCCCAAGGAGGATCACAATAGATAAGGTCGTATTTTTTCATTCGTTCCCTTTATAAAATGCTATCCAGTGTGTTTTATCGTTTTTCCCTACACGCTGTACTGCTGTTGGTTTTTGGTCTGTTAGTACTAAAATTTGTTTAACGGGTATTTGGGTTTCATTCCATTTGAACAGCAATGTTCCTCCAGGCCTAAGCACTCTAAATGCTTCACTAAACCCTTTACTTAAATCTTCTCTCCATGAGTCTTTATTTAATGCGCCGTATTTTTTAAACATCCAGCTATTTTTGCCAACTCTAATTAAATGAGGAGGATCAAATAGCACCTGATAAAATGAATTATCTTGGAAAGGAAGATTTTTAAAATCAGAAATAACATCAGGTGTTATATTTAAAATTCTTCCGTCACATAAAATATGTTCTTCTACTCTAATATCATTAAATAAAACACGGTCATCTTGTTTATCAAAATAAAACATACGAGAGCCACAACACATATCAAGTATCGGTTTCACTCTTAACCTCAAATTTAATATTTGAATCTTTATTTATCGATAATCTTAAACACGTCTTATCATGATAATAAGATAATAGATCCTCTTCTTTTTGTAGATCTATTGATGCTTCATTTCCCCAATATCTTAAATACCTAATTCGATACCAGCTATTACCAATTTTAATAACATCATTGGGATTTAATTGGTTTATTGATTTATCCATTATTAAATCCTTCTAAACTCAATAACCCACACCCACGGATTAGACGACCAACTTCCATCTCCATATATTTCCTCCCATAAAGTAGGGAATTGATCACTAGGGGTAAGAGCCTTATCGGGAGTTCCACCTCCACGCCCATACCAACAGCCTTCAGATTTTGCATCATCGTTACTGATATCATTCAATCGTTCAACACGAACATCAGTAATTTCTAATGTAATGCGTGAAGCCCAGCGAGGCATGTGAATAGATGGAGTCCAGCCAACCAATTCATCACTATCCCAAGATGCGCGATGAATACAATATTCTGACTTACGGAAACGTTCAGGTATCATGCTTAATTGCGAGTCTTTACATCCGTAAAACTCAACATCATCCCAAGTTCCATCGCGAGGAGCATCAGGCATCCATGTTTCACGAACCCAAAGGTGATCACCAGCTTTACCAAGGGGACATAAATTATATTTTGGAGCATCCAATACATGCGTAGTTGTGCCACTTCTTGTTTTGGTCGGTTTTTTTAGCCACATTCCATTATCTGGCATTACATTTTTAACGATGCGACGAGTTTGAGTTTTACGCCCATCTAAAATGGCACGCACCATTTCAGCATTAAAAATAATTCCGCGCTCTTTCATATTCATTCCACCTTATTAGCTGAAAATACTGGGTCAAACTCACGCTCAACTTCAAACGTGCCAAGATATTGGTCGTCAATCCATAACATGAATAACAACGGCCATTTATCTTCCCATCCGTCACAATCAGCGTGATAATATTCTGCACATGCTTCAATACATGAATCTAGGTCATCATCAGCACTGAAGTTATGATCATCTGGTAATTCATAGAGGTTTTCTTCACTAATTCCTGATGGGTCTTCGCCTTTACCGCCTGCTATATAAAACTGAACTATTGCCATTATTCATTCCTCTTCATTGCATCCCTGCGAGTTACACTTAATCACCATCTCCGCATCTTCAATGGTGTCGAATAGGCCAGCCTCATATCCACAATTAAGACATTGAATTATGAAACCATATGTATTTGATGGCTGATCATGAGATTGGATTATTTTTATTTCATCCCCGCAGTCGTGGCATTGATACTGTTTTCCTTTCATATCTATCTCCTGTTTGCATCCTTGCACTGAGTTCTAATTCCAATTAGAGATTTCTTCTTCGATTAAGTCGTCTATTTCGTCATTAGTGGCTTCTTCGTTGAGAAATAAACGTGCTTCGGTAATGTATTTCTCTCGGTTCTTGTCAAAGAACTCTGAAAATTCAGGCGACCATCCTTGCCAGCCCCCATTGAAGTCAACAATTGCATTATTCTCTGCCATATTTTGGATCATCATGTCAGCAGTAATCACGCCAGATTCACGACAAAATCCCTTTAAGTCGCGTTTTCTGTAATAAGGTGAAACCTTAGAATCACAAACACTCTTGAATCGTTGCTTCCATCTCTGAATGCAACGGCCGTGTAAACTTTTCATGGTTATATCCTTTGGTTAAACGGGTAGGGTGGTTAGGCGTTACTCACAAACTGACCTGCTTCATTGCGCTTACGTTCGGTGTAACACTTAGGTGTTTCTCTTGATTGAGAACGTTTTTTCAACCACTCATCAACTTCTTCCGCTTCCCAAGCCACACAGCGCACAGATAAGTACATACGCTTTGGAAAATCGCCTTTCTTCTCTAAGGTGCGAATAGTTGAGCGAGAAAGCCCTGTTTTTTTTAAAACATCAGGCATACGAATAGGGTTGATAGGTAATTTAATATTCATATTTAAACTCCTGTGGAGCGATACAGCTCCACATTAAATAGGATTACTGGTATTCAGGGCGCATATCATCAAGCGTGATAGAGAAAGACTCGTATAACTCATCACCGAGTTTTCTTTTGCTTGATTTTAGTAGCTTGTCTACTTTTTCAAATGCTTCTGTGGCTTCAGGTGAGCCAGATTCAGGAAGTGAGTTGATAGAAGCTTCTAAGGCATTACGTGCATTAATGCGGTGGTATGCCTGTACTGCTTTATTTTTTAATTCAGTAAACAGGTTGATCCCCATTTCATTTTTTAAGTTCTCAATTTCTGCGCGAATATTTTTAGCTTCTTCGACAGTCTGAACATCATCAATAGCTAATCTAAAGGTTTGTGCATCGAACTTAGGTATAAACTCGCCTTGAGCTTCTTTTACCGGTTCTTCATTGATTGGCTGTTGTTGAGTGGTGATTTCATCAATGCTTACACGTTCTTTCGGTGGAGTGATATCTTTAATCGGACGATCTTCAAGTTCTTCTGGCGTATACACACCCAAAATAACTTCCGGACAATAAAGACGGGCCCAATATTTTACAGCAAGATAAGCTAACTGCTGTTTTGGGTTTGTTGACCAGAGAGGGGAATTGCGAGTAACGACACTAGATAGGTAAATTTTCTCTCCCCACGTAATTTCACTTTCACCGCGAAGAATTGCTCCTACACGTATCCATAAACCATGCTCATCTGCATCAGTCCAATCACGAACACGAAATGAATACTCTTTACCGTTTCGTTGTTTTGTGATTTCTTTGCTTTTGGTTAGTTTCTCCCAACCAGTTTCGCTATATTCATAATGGAAGCGCCCTTGAATAGCTGTTGAGCTTGATACTAAGGCGTTTACTAATTGCGCTTCATACCCAAGAACACCATTAACGGTATAGGTTTTTTGAGCTACAACAAACGGGTTCATATCCCATTGCATTGCTTGCATGGTAATGGCTAAACAATCTGAATCATTATCGCGCAAATGTTCGGGTACCGTAATTTTCCCTTTAGCCATTATTTTTGAAAACTCAATTAGGCTACTTAACTTGTCTGGGTTGAATACTGCTAAGTTGTTACTCTGATCAATAGTGGCTACTTCTGACATAATATTTACTCCAAGCGTGCGCCTGATTAATCAAGCGCAGTTTTATTAAGCGACTTCGTTTTGCAGTTCTTCTAACTTTCTCTGCTCAAAGTCAGTGATACCGATAGTGAGAGTAGTGGTGATAGGCGCTGGCCAATATCCTGTATCCATAGCTTCACGGATATCACGCAGTGTCTTTTTGTACTCAGCGCGACCCAGTTCAAGTAATTCAGGAGAGGCTTCAACGATAGCAACCCAGTGGTAATGCTCGTCTTTGTTAACAAATATCCAGAAGAACTGATCAAGCATTGCCACATCACAATACATAGCTGCACTGATGTGATAATCACGATTAATGATTTCTCTGCGGATCATGGATTCAATGGCATCTTGTTTAAATCGACCCAGAGCTACTGATTTGAGGTCAAAACCTAATCGGTTATTTTCTGTTTGAATTTCGATATCAGGACGAACACGAATTTCAAGACCGGTATCTTCATCAATGCCGTAGTAACTTACTTCTGATACACGGTTAGGGTGATTTAATAAACTGGATGCTTCTTTGTGGTTCATAACAGCGTTACGCATGTTATTTGCCATTTCATAGTCAACGGTTTGAACATGAATTTTCGAATCGTCACTAAGCCACTGGCTAATGATTTCATCTTCAAATACAGCATCAGGGTTCACTTCTTTAATGACCTGCATGAGATCATCTTTTTTGACGGGTTTTCTAAGTGGCTCAGGCTTACTTACTTCTGCCAAATATAATTCGGGACTGATGCCGTTTATCTGCTCAAGTAATGCGTCTGTATTACCTGAGGTTTTCAATGGTGTTGGCAAAGTATCGTTATAGGCTTTGATACAGGCTTTCATTGCGGCACCTGTGAATTTTCCATCTTCAGGGATGGTTTTAAATTCATCGGGCAACTGCATGTATATCTGACCTAGCTCTTCGGCTTTTCCGCTGGTGGAAAGTTGCGGTGTCAGAGTGGCATTATGTTCTTCAATAATTGCTTTTAACTCATCCTGTGAGAGCTTTTTAGGCAACTTATTGTTGTATTCGTCAATCCATGACTTCATTGTTTCCGTTGTTGTAAAGTCACCTTCTGGAATGATTGGCTTAACACTGAATTCAGCATCAAACTTTTCAGGTTCCATTGTTAACGTGTGAAACGCACTACCTAAATCGAAACAACGCTTATTTTCACGCTCAATGACTTTTGTTATATGGCGTAACTCGTAATACATCAAACTAATACGAGCATCTTTTAGCATCGAACTACTGATGCCGTTTGAACTGTGATACACCTCGTTAGGAATATCTGGATAACGACCAGGTTCAAAATAAGCAGGTTGGTCATTTTCTTCCTGTGGAATATCTTCCGTCTCCTTGTGTTGACCGTTTGGGTTATCTTTGCTGGCGTGAAAAATCACCTCTTCCTGAGGTACTTCTTTTTTTTCTACCTCAATTGAGGCGGTTTTTGGGTTTATTAATGAGTTAAAGTGATTAACTCTATGACGAACGCTACGCATATCAGGGTTATCAATAAATGACATAATAGCGTTAATGATTTGCTCTTCGCTTAATTCACTGCTGATATTAGGAACCAATGAAAGTGCAAGTAGCGTGATATTAATAAAGTGGTCATATTGTTTAAACTCTTCTTTTTCAATATCACCATTGATATGAGCTGTTAGCGCATCTACTTGTTCGCTATCAGTAATATCTTGGTTAAGTAAAAGAGCTTTTGCAATCAACACATTTAAGTGCTTAGTGTCTGACATTTTGTTTACCTACTAATTGTTCTGTTTGTAATGCGAGCTTTCTTACATAAGCCCACTCAATACCGGCTTTAAAATTGTCAAATGACTGTGACTCATTTAAGCCAGATAAGGTAAATACATGCTTACCGTCTTTGATATAAAAGATCATGACTAATCACCAAATTGGTTATGTCTGAGCGCATTAAAAAATCAGTCTCTTTTATCCATATTGTTAAAGAGCAAATTAACCGTATTGGTTAACTTATGTTTTTAATCATAACCATAAATTAACCATTGTCAACCATGAAAAACAAATAAATCACCAATGTGGTTATGTTTGTTTTTATCACTATGAAATTTAATGATTTATTAAGAGTAAAAAGAAGCCAAGATATGACTTCTTTTTAATGGAGAGGGTTAGTCGTGGGAGATAGGCTGGTTTTTATTAATGATAAATTCAATGAAGTTTTCAATAGCGGCTTGTTCGCTGGCGGGAAGTTTTGAATAGGCTCTTCTATCATAGTTAATAGTGCCTTTATCATTTTTAGGGATCAGTAGTTCATAGGCTTGGCGACCCATTGCTTTTGCAATAGCATCAATGCTTTCAGCGGTGGCGCTGGCTTCACAATTGATAATGCGGTTAACTGTTGACTGTGCAAGCCCTGAATCGACAGAAAGCTTAACTCTTGATTTTATTCCATCATTTAACATGAATGTTGTGATGTTATCTGAGAGTATCTTGCCAATTTCAGTCGGAATATATTCTTCTTTTTCTGACTCCGCATGACCTTCTTTTAAGTGGTCTACATCCATCCAATATTTGCTAATTCTAGTCACATATTCAATTTTGCGTGACATTGGGTCGGTGAGTTCACGATGACTTTTTAAATCTTTTGGTGATAGGTAACGAGAGATCATACTTGGGGCTACTCCTAACGCATCAGCAAGTAATTTTTGTTTGCCGTTGTAGTAGCGTTCAATAATATAAATCAGGTTATCTTTTCTAATTTCAGCAATGCTTTTCATTTCTCCAAGTCCTTTGGTGTCTATTCTTTATACAAATTTGATTAAGTTATGGTGTATTAAACAAACAAATAACCCTTTTGGTAAAGTACCTAAACGGTTACTATTATTTATTGGTTAATCAAATTGGTGAAATTATGGAAGTTTTTGACTTTAAAAAATTTTGGAATAGCTTAACGATTAAGCAAAGAGAAGCATTCTCTCAAAGAACGGGGTATAGCCAACTGTATCTATCACATCAGCTACGCTATGCAAAACGTAAGCCTTCACTAAGTAAACTCAATAAGTTATATGATATTTGTGTTGAGTTCGGTGCAGATACAACAAGAGAGCAATTAATCAATTTCTTTATTCGATAATAATTCAAAGGCTGTTTATAGATAAGGATCACTTCGGTGGTCCTTAATTTTTTATTGATAACCAATAAATCTTTTTAGGTTGATCTATTTTAAAATAATGGATAATCTTATTGCTAACTAATCATAGAAAAAGAGGTGATGATGAAAATTGTGACTAGAAAGCAAGCCATTGAAAATGGTCTAAGTCGTTTCTATACGGGAAAATTATGTAGACATGGTCATGATTCTGAGCGTTTTACCAGTAATGGTGTTTGTGTTGAATGTTCCGCAATTAATTCATCCAACTACAGAAAAGAAGTCAGCCGATTATTAAAGATGGCTCGTAATAGAAATATTGCTTATGAAGACAATATCAGGGGGTGATATGGCCCGTATCAGGACTATTAAGCCAACATTTTGGACTGATGAGGATATGGCTGAAATATCTGAGTCAGCGTGTTTATTGGCAATAGGGTTATTAAATTACGCTGACGATGAAGGCTATTTCAATGCTAATCCAAAGCTAATAAAAGCGGCTGTTTTTCCAATACGTGAAACCTCCCGTAGTATTCCGGTACTACTACAGGAGCTTTCCAACTGTGGCTATATCAGCTTATTTTCTGCCCAAAATGGGAAGCACTTTGGATTAATAAATAATTTCACAAAACATCAAGTCGTAAACAAGAAAACGCCAAGTAAAATCAAAGAGATGAACCTACTACCGTATGACTACGGTAGCGATACGGTAGGACTACCTTTAGGAAAGGAAGGGAAAGGAAGTATTAAAACAACTCTCTGTAACGCGCGCGAAGGAAATTTGCCTGATGTGGATAATGCTATTTTAAATGACAGAGTTCCTGCTGGTGGTTTTAGCGTTGACGGTAAATTTGTGATGTTTGATGAATGGGAACCTGATAGCGATTTTTTACGTAAATCTGCTTTTTGGGGATGCACTTTAACAGAGCCAGTTAAACCAACTGAACTTGCCGAATTTATTACGTACTGGAAATCCGAGGGGAAAGCTAAACATCACGAACAATGGGAAATGGCATTGGCAAAAAGTATTAAATTCCAACGTGCTAAAGCGAATAAAAGCAATACTGGAGTAAATAATAATGGCAAATCAGAATTTAAATTCGATCCAAACAGTGGCAAATCAAGAGCCGTACAACTCGTGGAACATAAGATCAGAGAAAAACATGGGCAAGAGTATCTCGACTCTTTGGCTACAAATGACGGAGTTCTATGGGGAGAAATGGACAAACAAGAACGGGACGGAACCCTCATTGATGTGGAAACGAGCACTCAGCGGATTGAATAGCGATCAATTCGATTTGATATTTAAATTCTGCATTGAGCGTTGTAGCAATGCTAATCCGTGGCCACCAGAGTTATCTGATGTCATTTCAATGCTTTCTGACAAGTTGGTAGATGCGAATGCTTTTGGAATTCCATTTGATGAAATGCTGAGAGATTTCAATAAATACCTAGCCAGACGATGCAATTATCATAGTGCTGAGATGTACCCCTTTAGGCATCCGGTGCAGTATTGGATCTTCACTGACCTTAGGCAAAAGGTATATGACCTTAGGCTGACAGAAGCGGAGGTTGAGAAGCGTTTAAATAAAATGATCCGTATGTGGTCTGAGCGAGTACAACGAGGAGAGGTAATACCTAAACCCACGTTAAGACTTGAAGATAAAACCAGACCGAGACCTGCATGGATGGATTTATTAGAAAATGCTGATAAACGTAAACATAAATCGGCATAAGGTTTATTGGATATCAAAATCCTTAGCGTAATAAACACTGGTGAGTTTTATTTGTTGTAGGTATGCGATTGGGTGTCTGAGTAGTGAAAACAGCGTATAGACGATTTGAGAGCGTTTTAAGTGGGTATGAGTTTAATTAAAAACTCTATTTTTTTATACTTGAAAACATAACCAAATTGGATATATTGACCATAATGATTAATCTATTAAGGGTTATCGTGTATGAAATTTATGCAGGATTTAGTTGTTGATATTTTACGTGACAATAAAAAACCATTGTCAGTTAACGAGATAACGGCAATTGCTTCTGATCTCAAGGGAAAGAAGAACCGCTCAACAACCAATTATGCACTGATTAAATTGATTGAAAGCTCCGTTGTAGAACGCAAAGCGGTAGTTGGCATTGGGTATGTCTACAAACTAACGCCTGATTACATGGATCGCCTACGTGAATTAGATATCAAAAAAGAAGCCTCTCTAATGACCAAGAAGCCAGCAAAACCTACGGATAAGCATGTTATCTGTCAGAAAGGCTCACTAACCTACGTCAGAAAGAGCTTACCACCGTTACAGCATGGAAAGATTGCTGATATTCATAACCGTATGAACGCAATGCTGGTGGTGGTACGTGCATGAAACAGCAAATTTATTATATCAATCCTGTACCAAAGCCACGTATGACACAGCGTGACGCATGGAAGAAAAGACCCGTTGTCGTTAAGTATCACGCTTTTTGTGACGAGATGAGAGCTAACCGTTTTACGTTACCGGAAAGTGGTGCTCACCTAACGTTTGTTATCCCTATGCCTAAATCATGGAGCAAGAAAAAACGCATTGAGATGAATGGTAAACCCCACCAGCAACGTCCTGATGTTGATAACCTGATTAAAGCCGTTATGGACGCTATCTTTGATGAAGATTGCAGGGTGTGGAATATCAGCGCGTCAAAGCTTTGGGGTGAGCAGGGAAAGATAGGGGTAACGTTACCTGAAAATACAGAAAATCATGAACTTATTACCATTCGTTAAGTTCGTGACTGAGTTAATTAATCGTTGAATGAGTTTGGGAAGAAATTATGAGCCAAGAAATTGATGCTATTAGGCTTATTCAACAACTCAAACAACCGTGACATGTCACGCAAGAGGATTTTTAGATGAATAGGCAAATGCCATTTGGAACTATTGTTGTAATCCATCACGCTGTTGATGACGAAAACGAGGTCTATTTGAAGGGTTGCCATGGTGATTTTGACGCAACTGACATTCGAGATTTTCAAGAAGAAATATCAACGGTTTTGACTGGAGAAGATTACTTTCAGGGTGAGGGCTTTTATATACTAAAACCAACTACTGATTATTACGATTACCATCGTGAAATCACATTTGAGTTGATTTCATTTGAGCCACTGATAGGTGAGGAGGCATCTAATGCAGGGAACTAATTGGGTTAAGTGCTCAGATAAATTACCGGAAGTAGGGAAGAGGGTTCTTATTGCTACTGATTACCCATCTGTTTATGAGGCGGTTAGATATTTCGGCAATAAGTTTAATAGATTTGGTCAAGAGGTAACAGCAACCCACTGGATGCCATTACCGACACCACCAATGCCAGAGGGTGAATGATGAAAATTAAAACCTCAAAACTAAAAGGATTAGCGCTTGATTGGGCAGTAGGTAAAGCCGTTGGCGTTGATGTTCGTATTGGCAAAGAGTTTATTGTTGATGCTAATAACTGCGTATATAGCCCATCTAGCGACTGGTTAAAGTGTGGTGAGTTTATTGAGACTTACGCTATCGAGCTGATCAATGAGATGTTGAGTAACGATTTCGGACATTATCAAATTGCATGGTCTGCTATCTGTAATTACTTACAAGATAATTATTACGATGGTGATACACCTCAAGAGGCCATTTGTCGCGCCACTGTCGCTGTGGTGTTAGGTGGTGAAGTTGATGTGCCAAAGGAGCTATTAAATGGCTAAATCATCCTCTGAACGTAAGGCACTACAACGTAAGCGCCAAAAGGAACTTGGTGTAACAAAGATTGAATTGCTGGTGGATAATCAAGAGCTGGAGATGTTACAGCGTAATTGTGTTCTACGTATGCCTGGTCGTGAACCGTATGATAATGTTGAATACTTGCAGATGCTTATTCGTAAAGATGATGCCGAGTATAAACGACAAGCTGAGGAGTTATCTAAAAGCAAGTGTGTGCGTTGTGGTGATCAGTTACCCGTTCAGCAATGCTGTTTATCTGGTGATGCTAAGTGTTGGGTAACTTATGGATATCGCGAATTACAGCTTAACTTGGTTGACAAAACGATAGCAAAATAGAAATTTGGTTGACGCGATTTTGTCAACCAAATAAGTTTAGGTAATGCTTATAAAATTTGAATGTTATATTTTGAATAGCCATAATAACCAAAGAGGTGATGATTATGACTATCAAAAGACCAAGAAAGAAACCTGCACGACAGCCAACGCCTATCAACGACAAGATGGAACGTTTCTGTCAGGAATATATCAAATCCCCCGATAATCAAACTGATGCTGCAATCTCTGCTGGATATGCATCTGGCAGTGCTTGCAAGCGCGCATCACAGCTAATGGCTGATCCCCGTATTCAAGAGCGTATCGCACAACTTATGCAACAGCGCAATAAGCGCACCAAGATGAGTGCTGATAATGTACTCAAGCGTTTGGTCGATATGCTTGATGCGGATATTGCCGATATTCTCAATGAGAAAGGCGATATTAAACCAATATCTGAATGGTCACCTATTTGGCGTAAAAGTGTTGCTGCATTCGATATCATTGATATTGACGGTGATACACGTATTAAAAAAGTAAAGTTACTGGATAAAATTAAGGTGCTTGAACTGATTGGCAAGCATGTTGATATCAATGCCTTTAGAGACAGGGTACAAGTTGATGTAAATGTATCATTGGCTGATAAGTTGGCATCTGCTCGTAAACGTGCTCAGCAAGGGAGCATTGAGTAATGTCAGAAGCTTTGCAGAAGTCGCCAGAAGAGCAACTCATTGAAGATATCGCATCATTTACGCATGATCCATTAGGTTATGCGTATTACGCGTTTCCGTGGGGTGAAGCTGGTGGAGAGCTTGAAGAATACAATGGCCCTCGTCAGTGGCAAGCCGAAGCATTAAATGAAATCGGTGAACATCTGCGTAATCCAAAGACACGCCACCAGCCATTATTACTTGCTCGTGCTTCTGGTCACGGCATCGGTAAATCTGCATTTATTTCAATGATCATCAAGTGGGGTATGGATACCTGCGAAGATTGTAAGGTAGTTGTCACTGCCAACACTGAAAATCAGTTACGGACTAAAACGTGGCCAGAAATAGCGAAGTGGCAACGGCTATCACTGACTAATAATTGGTTTACTTGCACTAAGACAGCTATCTACTCAAACGATCCTAATCATGCTAATGCTTGGCGTGCTGATGCGGTACCTTGGTCAGAGAACAATACAGAGGCATTCGCAGGGCTTCACAACAAAGGCAAGCGTATTATCTTGGTGTTTGATGAGGCGTCTAACATTGCCGATCTGGTATGGGAAGTTGCAGAAGGGGCGTTAACGGATGAAGGCACCGAAATCATTTGGATAGCATTTGGTAACCCAACCCGTAACACAGGGCGCTTTCGTGAGTGCTTTCGTAAGTTTAAACATCGTTGGAACACCAAGCAGATTGATAGCCGTACCGTTGAAGGTAGCAACAAAGAGCAGATTAAAAACTGGGAAGAGGACTACGGCGAAGATAGTGACTTCTTTAAAGTCCGTGTTCGTGGTGTGTTCCCGTCAGCATCAGAGTTGCAGTTTATTCCAACAGGCTTAACGGATGAAGCCATGAAACGCATTGTCACACAAGCTGAAGTTGCTCATGCTCCTGTAATCATTGGTGTTGACCCTGCCTATTCTGGTGTTGATGATGCGGTGATTTATCTACGCCAAGGTTTATTTAGTAAGTGCTTGTGGACGGGCTTTAAAACAACTGACGATGTTGTTATGGCAAAGCGTATTGCTGACTTTGAAGATCAATACAAGGCTGATGCTGTTCATATCGACTTTGGATATGGTACCGGCATTCACTCAATTGGAACAAGTTGGGGGCGCGTGTGGCGTTTAATTAAGTTTGGTGGTGCATCAACAGATCCACAAATGCTAAACAAACGTGGTGAAATGTATAACAGCGTTAAGACATGGCTAAAAATTGGCGGGGCTATTGATGATCAGGAAACTGCAGATGATTTGTCATGTGGTGAATACAAAGTTCGTGTTATCGATAGCAAGATTGTACTAGAAGATAAAACAGAAATTAAAAAGCGTCTTGGTCGTTCACCGGGTAAAGGTGATGCGCTCGCACTGACGTTCGCGTATCCAGTCACCAAAATAGATAGAAATTACTCCTCACCTCATTCTGGCGTTAATGTCAGCAATTCAGATTACGATCCATTCGCATAAAAAAAGCCCTCTGGAGTAGAGGGCAAACAGTCCTAAGGTAAAGCACGCTGTCGTGGTAACAATACCGAGAAAAAATGCAGTGGCATTGCATAACCAAAATGGTAGTTATAATTTTCAATATTGTCAAATAACATGTATTATTAATTTAATATGCAATATTGGTTAATTTAATCTATGGGTGAATTATGTGCGGATTAGGCTCAACTCCAAAAATTACTACTCCTCCACCAGTTCAGGCAGCACCTCAAGAACAAGATGCGGCAGTAACGGGTAGTCGTGATGATGAAATGCGTCGTCGCCGTGCAGCCGCAGGTCGTAAGTCTACGTTACTAACAGGTGCGCAGGGTGCGACAAGTTCAGCATCCACCAGCGGTAAAACCTTACTTGGTCAATAAGGGGTGACTATGTCAACGCCATTGAAACAACAGCTACTGCAACAACTTAATCAGTTGGAAACAGAGCGTAGCTCATTTGAACCGCATTGGCGTGAGTTGTCAGATTTCACTCGTCCTCGTAGTACGCGCTTTACTGCATCTGAGGTTAATCGAGGTGATCGCCGTAATAGTAAAATTATTGACCCTACGGCGTCTTTAGCTTCATCGGTGCTTTCAAGTGGCATGATGTCAGGCATTACAAGTCCTGCTCGTCCTTGGTTTCGTTTAGCGACACCTGATCCTGATTTAATGGATTATGGCCCTGTAAAACTTTGGCTAGAAACCACAGAACAACGCATGAACGAAGTGTTCAATCGTTCTAATCTCTATCAGTCATTACCGTTGATGTATGGCGATTTAGGCACCTTTGGCACTGCTGCAATGGCCGTTGTTGAAGATAGTCAGCGTATTATTCGCACCGTGCATTTTCCTCTAGGCAGTTACTACATTGCGAATAGCCCAAGTTTGAGTGTTGATGTTTGCTATCGCAAATTTACGATGACCGTTCGCCAGTTGGTAATGGAGTTCGGGATTGATAGCGTTAGCGATACTGTTAAATCAATGTGGAATTCAAGCCAGTACAGCCAATGGGTTGAAGTGGTTCATGCCGTATATCCAAACCTTGAACGACAAACAGGAAAGTTAGAGGCGAAGCATAAGCCTTTTAAATCCGTTTATCTTGAAGTGGCTGGCGATAACGAGAAAGTGTTACGTGAATCTGGCTATGATGAATTTCCTATTATGGCGCCACGTTGGGAAGTGAATGGTGAAGATGTTTACGGTTCATCTTGCCCTGGTATGTTGGCGTTAGGTGGTACTAAAGCACTTCAATTAATGCAAAAACGTAAAGCGCAGATGATTGATAAGCTGACCAATCCACCTTTACAAGTACCTGCATCATTAAAAAACCAACGGGTAAATACCATACCCGGAGGCATTAACTATCTTGATGAAGCAAATCCCACTAATAAAATTCAAACGATTTTTGATGTTCAACCCGTAGCATTGAAAGCACTACTTGAAGATGTTCAAGATACCCGTCAACTGATTGATACAGCTTACTTTGTTGATTTGTTCCGCATGATGCAAATGGTGAATACGCGCTCTATGCCGATTGAAGCCGTTGTTGAAATGCGTGAAGAGAAGCTATTGCAATTAGGGCCTGTTCTGCAACGCCTTGATTCTGAGTTACTCGACAAACTTATTAATCGCACTTTCTCAATCTTGGTAAACAAAAATTTACTACCTATTGCGCCTGATGAAATGCAGGGAATGGATCTAAAGGTTGAGTACATTTCTGTAATGGCTCAGGCACAGAAAGCAATTGGCGTTGGTAGTATCGAACGCTTTGCGGGCTTTGTTGGCAATCTGGCAAAAGTTAAGCCAGAGGCCCTCGATAAACTTAATGCTGATGATGCCATTGATAATTATGCGTCTGCTATTGGTGTTTCTCCAACTATCGTTGCAACCAATGAGCAAGTACAAGCCATACGTCAACAACGACAAGCACAGCAACAACAAATTGCGCAGATGCAAATGGCGCAGTCTGCTATTGATGGTGCTAAAACGCTCAGTGATACCAATCTTGATAACGATAGTGCCTTGTCCGCTATGGCTGGTGGAGGTGCTCAATGACACATCCATTCGATGCGTATGAAGACGAGAAGGTTGCTCGCACTGAATACGATATTCAACAAAAAAATAAGCAAGAGAAAGAAGAACAACAGCTAAAAGAGGTTATGTCCACAGAAGCTGGGCGTGCTGTTATTTGGCGTTTGATTTCTGACTCTGGCGTATTTCGTAGCTCTTTTTCTAATGATCCCTATGCAATGGCATTTAGAGAGGGCGAGCGTAACTATGGGTTAAAAGTTTTCAATAAATTACACGAAGTTTGCCCTGAGCTTTATGCGCAAATGGCAAATGAAGCAGTTACACAACAGGAGAAACAGTCATGAACTTATGGCAGAAATTAATCATGCGTCGCTTATATAACGAGCAATACAGCGAGGGAGGTGAAGGCGGTGGCGGTGCAGCAACGGAACCTACTCAAGAAACATCAGCAACAGATAAAAATGAGCCACCAGCAAACAGTGCTGATCCTACTAAAAGCACTGAAAAAGAGAATGGTGGAGAGCAAGGCAAGCCGGCTGATAAGAAAAATGATGCCAATAAATCAGATGTAGGTGCGCCTGAAAAGTATGAATTTAAAGCACCAGAAGAAGGGCAAGAGCTTGATAAAGGTGCATTGGAAGTCTTTGAGCCGATTGCTCGTGAGCTGAATTTAAACAACGAACAAGCGCAAAAACTGGTTGATGTTTATGGCTCTAAAATCATGCCTGCTATTCAGAAACAAATCAATGATGGTTGGCAAAAGCAGACTGAGCAATGGGCTAAAACTGTTAAAGCAGATGAAGAATTAGGATCAAATGAGTCTATTGGTGCAGCACAAAAGGCATTAGATACCTATGGTTCTGATGATTTGAAATTGTATTTAACAGAAACAGGGTTAGGTAATCACCCAGAGATTATTCGGGCTTTCGCCAAGATAGGCAAAGCAATGTCAGAGGACGGTCTTGTCACTGGCAACAGTAACGGCAGTAAAAGTGCTGCTGATGTTTTATTTGGATAACAAAGAGGAAATAACATGCCTGCTTTAACTCTCGTTGATTGGGCTAAACGACAAGGCCCTGACAGCAAGCAAGCGAAGATCGTCGAACTGCTGAATCAGTCTAATGAAATCCTTGATGATATGGTTTTCGTTGAAGGTAACTTACCAACGGGTCACCGTACAACCGTTCGTACCGGTTTACCATCTGCAACATGGCGCTTGCTTAACTATGGTGTACCACCAAGCAAATCAACCACAGCACAGGTTACTGATGCGATTGGTATGCTTGAAACCTATTCTGAGGTTGATAAAGACCTAGCTAACTTGAACGGGCAAAAGAATGAATTTCTATTGTCTGAATCAATTGCATTCTTAGAGTCAATGAACCAGCAAATGGCTGAAACAGTTATTTATGGTGATGCTACGGTTCATCCTCAGCGCTTTACGGGTTTAGCTGCACGCTTTAACGATATGAAAGCAAAGAATGCAGTCAACATCATTGATGCTGGTGGTACTGGCAGTAACTTAACTTCTGTGTGGTTAGTGGTATGGGGTGAAAACACTGTCCACGGTATTTTCCCTAAAGGTTCTAAAGCAGGTTTAGAGCAAAACCATTTAGGTGAAGTTACTTTAGAAGATGAGAACAAAGGTAAATACCAAGGCTTTCGTACTCATTTCCAATGGAAAAATGGTATCTCAGTTCGTGACTGGCGTTATGTTGTCCGTATCGCCAATATTGATTTATCCAAAATTGGTAAAGATCCAGAAAAAGCGGACACACTCGATTTACCAGACTTGTTTATTCAAGCAATTGAGAAGATCCCTAACCTCTCTATGGGGCGTCCTGTTTTTTATTGTAACCAGCAAATCCGTAGCTGGATGCGTCGCCAAATTAAAAACAGTAAAAACGTCAATATTTCTATGGCAGAAGTTGCCGGTAAGAAAGTTGTTTCATTCGATGAAATTCCTGTTCGCCGTGTTGATGCCATCTTAACGACTGAAGATCAGGTGAAATAAGTTATTGCGGTGTCGTTTAACGGCTCCGCTAACTTTCATTTATTTGGAGATAGTCAAAATGATTTTAGATAAAGAAACGCTTTTTTCACTGGATCAGGCTGTTACTGCATCTGCTGTAAGTAAGCAAATTATCGACTTAACGCCAGTGCATGGTGCATTTCGTGATATCGGTATTGGTGAGCCATTAGAGCTGTTTGCACAAGTGACTGAACAGGCTAAAGCAGCAGGTGAAGCGACTGTTCAAATTAAGTTAGAAACCGCTACAGACGATAAATTCTCTGATGCTAAATCTATCTTTGAATCTGTGGCAATACCAATTGCTGATTTAAATGCAGGTAAACGTATTGTGGCGAAAGTACCTCAAGGCGTTCTGAAGTACTTGCGCCTGCAATATGTTGTTGCAGAAGGGCCATTAACGGCGGGTAAGTTCACCGCGGGCATTAACCTAACTGTTGATGCTCATCCTATTTACGATGCTGTAACTCAATAAGGTGTGACATGTCACGATATAAGGTTTTAAAAAAATCATTTATCGCTGGGCGTCTACTTGAAATCGGTGAAGAGGTTGAGTACGACGGTATAGCTGGCGATAACTTAGCGTTAATTGGTGGCGCTGATGCTCGACTTAATACTCATAGTGTGGCTGATGGGGCTGGTGATAATACTGGTGAAGGCGTAAGTAATATTGCTGTAAGCGGTTCAGGTGTGGCGATTGACTCAAGCCTTGATGCGCTTCGTGAGCAATATACCCAGCTATTTGGTAAAGCACCTCATCACAATATGGGCGCAGATAAAATGCGCACCGCAATAGATGAAAAGCGGAAAGAACTTGGGGTTTAACCCCCGATGATAAAGGGGGCGAAAGCCCCTTTTTTATTTTCTACCTGAGCCGAGAGATATCCAATGAAACTAACCAATCTAAAAACCAGCACAGAAACTTATGAAAATGCCAAAGGTGAAAAAGAAACTCGTGAAGAATATCCATACGGGCTACGTATTTCACTTGAAAACGACACAATAGAAAAATTAGGCGTTTCTATTCCTGATGTTGGTGAAAGTATTGAGCTGTCTGCTGTTGCCAAAATACTGTCTAAATCTATTAATGAACGTGAAGGTAAGAAGTCAGTATATGTAGAGTTACAAATAACCGATCTGGCTCTAGGTGCAGGCGACACAAAATCAACGGCAGATGTTCTTTTTGATGGGGGTGAATAATGGCCTCAGAAATTGAAATTTGCAATATTGCATTAAGTCGCATTGGTAATAGTCGTTCAATTAATAGCATGACTGAAGCCAGCAAAGAAGCCGTTCAATGCAACCTTCATTATGCGCAATGCCGTGATAGTGTATTGGCCGATTTTCCTTGGAACTTTGCAACTAAAAAGGTGGCATTAGCCAATACAAATAATCCTCCACCTAATTGGGCGTATGCCTATCGCTATCCTAATGATTGCCTAAAAGCCATTGGTATTGTCGAACCTCATCAAAAGTACCGTAGACCAGATACAGCAATCCATTTTCATGTTGGTTCAGATGAAAACGGCACTGGTCGATTAATTTTTACTGATCATCCTAGTGCATGGCTTGAGTATGTTGCGCGTATTACTGACGTCAATATGTTTGATGCGTTATTTAAAGATGCCCTTGCATGGCGTTTAGCGGCTGAATTGGCTCGTCCATTGGCATCAAATGCAGGTATTGGTGGTGAAGCACTACAAATTTACCAAGGTGTTATTAAAAGTGCGGCCGCACATTCATTAAGTGAGTCAGCAGAGCCAACTGATTATATGGATGAATTCACACAAGCGAGGTTGTCATAATGCCATTTAGTCTTATTCAACCTAGTTTTTCAGGCGGTGAAATTGCACCAAGCCTATATGGTCGTGTTGATCTTGCGAAGTATTCAACTGCACTGCGCAAGTGCCATAACTTTATTGTTCGTCAATATGGTGGCGTTGAGAATAGACCAGGCACACGATTTATTGCTGAAACAAAGTATCAAAATAAGAAGTCTCGACTTATTCCTTTCCAATTCAGCACAGTACAAACCTATGCGTTAGAGTTTGGTGATCGTTATATTCGCGTATTTAAAGATGGTGGGCAGGTTCTCTATGCTGATGGTGAACATAAAGGTGAAGTGTTTGAATTAGTGACACCTTATAAAGAAGCTGATTTGTTTGATTTGAAGTATACGCAATCAGCAGATGTTATGACGATTGTTCATACTGATTATCCACCAATGGAGTTACAGCGTTACGATCATGATGATTGGAAGTTAGTCTCCGTTGAAACCAAGAACGGTCCCTTTGAAGATATCAATACCGATAAGGCAATGAAAGTTTATGCCAGTGCAAGCACGGGGCAAATTACGTTAACGTCTACGCATGATATTTTTGGTACCGAGCAAATAGGTAAGCAGTTCTATTTAGAGCAACGTGATATTGATGCGGTTCCTGTCTGGGAAACAGATAAAACAACCAACCTCAATGATCAACGTCGTGCTGACAGTAACTACTATCGTGCCAATAGTGGCGGTAAAACAGGAACACTAAGGCCGTCTCACACGGAAGGAATGAGCTGGGATGGTTGGGGTGGTGATACAGGGATCCAGTGGGAATATCTGCATAGTGGTTTTGGTATCGTAAAAATTGAAACTGTTAGTGAAGATGGCAAAACAGCCACAGGAAAGGTGATCTCTTATATTCCATCCAATGCTGTTGGTGAAGACAACGCCAGCCATAAATGGGCGCGTGCAGTGTGGAATGATGTTGATGGTTATCCAAGCACCGTTGTTTATTATCAACAACGTTTATTCTTTGCTGGCTCTCGTGCCTACCCACAAACGATATGGGCCAGTCGTAGTGGTGACTATAAAGACTTTGGGCGCAACAATCCTATACAAGATGATGATCGCATTATCTACACGTATGCAGGTCGTCAAGTTAATGAAATTCGCCATTTGATTGATGTCGGTTCGCTGGTGGCATTGACCTCTGGTGGTGAATATCAAATCACAGGCGATCAGAACAAAGTACTTACACCTTCCAGTTTTTCAATGTCATCACAAGGTGCTAACGGTTCAAGTGATTTACCTCCAATCTCTGTTGCGAACATTGCGCTTTATATACAAGAGAAAGGCAGTGCTGTGCGTGATTTATCGTATTCCTTTGATGTGGATGGGTATCAAGGCACTGACTTAACTATGTTGGCAAATCACCTATTTCAACGTCACCGTATTGTTGATTGGTCATTTACTACGGTTCCGTATTCTATTGCATGGTGCATACGTGACGATGGGTTAATGCTGGCTTTAACCTATTTAAGAGAACAACAAGTTTTTGCATGGGCGCCACAATCGACAGAAGGGAAATTTGAGTCAACGTGTTCGATCAGTGAAGGCAATGAAGACTCAGCTTATTTTATTGTCCAGCGTACAATAAACGGCAAACAGGTTCGATATGTAGAGCGCTTGGCTAGCCGTTTATTTACTCGTACAGAAGATGCTTTCTTTGTGGATTCAGGCTTAAGTTATGACGGTAGAAACACAGATGATGTAAAAACAGCAACCATCACGGGTGGATTAGGTGAGTGGAACTATCAAGAAAACTATCCATTAGTGATTTCAGGTGATCCGGTCTTTAGTGCTTCTGATATTGGTAGTGCCGTCAATATTCCTTATTTTGAAGATAATGAACACAAAGAGCTTCGCTGTAAGATTGTTCAATATGTATCTGCAAATCAAGTGGTTATTTCTGCTAATCGCAACATTCCAACAGCATTACAAAATACGCCCACTACTGAATGGAGTATTGCCCGCTATCGCTTTGCTGGCTTAAATCATCTTGAAGGTAAGACAGTTAATATTCTTTCTGACGCTAATGTTTCACCACAGGCTATTGTCACCAATGGCGCAGTGGAAATTGATACACCATCAGCCGTGGTACATATCGGATTACCTATTACCAGCGAATTAGAAACGCTTGATATCCATATCAATGGGCAAGAAACATTACTTGATAAGAAGAAGCTTATTAAGGTTGCCAGCTTAATTGTAAATAGTAGTCGGGGTATTTGGGCTGGTACTGAAAAAGAACGGCTATATGAGTATCCTCAACGTCAATTCGAGTTTTACGACAATCCTGTTGATGATGCCACAGGCATTGTTGAAATTAATTTAGATGCAGATTGGAGCAAAAACGGACGTGTCTTTATTAGACAGGTTGATCCGTTACCGTTAGCGGTGCTCTCTGTTATTCCGCGTATTGATGCTGGTGGTTTCTAATATGAAAAAACATCATGTACAAATTATTCCTGCCACTCATGAACATATCGTTCGTTTATTACCACATGTAAGACAAGCTGATGTTGATGAGTTCTACGCTATGTCAATGCAAACACCTGAACAGGTATTACGGCATGGTTTATCTGTTTCTACTAAAGCTTATGCCGGCATTATTAATGATGAGGTGGTGACTATTTTTGGTGTTGCTTCTGGCTCATTACTTACTGGTTTAGGTGTTCCTTGGTTGGTAGGAACTGATTTATTAGAGCAACACCAGAAAACCTTTCTACGGCGCTGTAAACCCATCTTAAAACAGATGTTAGGGCAATACCCAACACTGATGAATTATGTAGATGAACGTAATCATATTGCTAAGGCTTGGCTCCATTGGTTGGGGTTTCAGATTGAAGAAGCAAAGCCAGCAGGTTTACTTCAGTTACCTTTCCACCGTTTTACATTGAGGGCTAAATAATGTGTGAACCAACAACATTAGCGGCAGCAGTAATTGGTACTTCTGCATTGCAAGCATACGGACAATATACCGATGGTAAATTTCAAGCATCAGTGGCTAATCAAAACGCCAAAATTAATGAAGATGCTGCACTTGATGCAATTAATAAAGGCAATGCTCAGGCACAAGAACAGCGTAGACGCACTCGCCAATTAGCGGGTACACAGGCGGCAACAATGTCAGCCAGTGGCATTGATTTAAGCACTGCTGGGGCTTTAGATATTTTAGGTGATACTGCTGCAATGGGTGAGCTTGATGCGTTAACTATGGTTAATAACGCTTCTCGTGAAGCGTATGGCTATCGTATGCAAGCTGAGAATGATCGCCTTAATGCAAAAATGGCAAGACGCTCAGGCAATATGGGTGCAATAACAACGTTATTAACAGCCCCTATTCAAGCTTATGGCGCGTATCAGTTGGCTGGTGGTACATGGAGTCCGTTCGGTGGTGGTGGCTCAGGTGCTGCGAAAGCCGGCAAAACATTCGCTAAAGCACCAAAAGGATTTTAATTATGCCAAAGGTTCCTACATACGATAATAGAACGGTTATGCCTGAGCAGTTACCGAATAATGGGTTTTCTGTTCAATCATCACCTGATGCTTTTGGCGCTGGCATTGGTCGTGTTGGTGAGCAATATGTTGGTTTGTTTGCAGAAGCAAAACAAAGGGCCAATGTTGCACTGGCGCAAGATGCCGCATTACAGCTACGACAAAAAGCCAATGAACTGATGACCGATCCGCAAAATGGATTACTTTCACAGCAAGGTAAGAATGCGATTGGTAAAGCGTCTGAGTATGAGCAGTCATTTCGTGATTATGCTGGTGAAATATCATCAACATTACCTGACGATATTGTTCGACAAAGCTTTATGCAACAAGCGCAAGAAATAGGTGTTCAGTTTGCATCACAAGCGAATCGTCATGAGATGGGGCAAATCAAAGCTTATGAACAAGACCAGTTTCAATCGACGTTAACATTAAATGCAGAGTCTGCCGCATCAATGTACGGCGATAATCAGGCTTATATTTCTGCACATAAACAAGTGTTTCAGCAAATAGAAGAGTTTGGATTATCGCATGGTTGGGGGGAAGAGCAGATCCTCGCCAAGAAACAAGAATTCAAAGTAGCGACTGCACGTAAAGCGATTGAAAACCAACTCGGTGCTGATTATATGGGGTTCTTAGAACGAAATGGAGAACCTTCAAGCCTTGGTGGTGCTACCAGAAATAATGTGTTCTATGGTGGTAGTGTTGGTAAAGTTAAAGGAATGACCCAACAGGGTAATATTAATTTACTCAATAGGCCAACAGTTAAAAACGAAGACGGCTCAATTAGTACAGTAAGAACGATTTCTATTGGTACCGATGATGGTGAAGTGCTGATACCTACCGTAAGTGACGATGGCAAGCTGTTATCTGATGATGAAGCCATTGCGTTATATGAGCAAACAGGTAAGCACTTAGGAATTTTTGATAACCCAGAAGATGCAACTGCTTACGCTGATAATCTGCATAAACAGCAAGAGAATATGTATACACCTAGTAACGGTGATACAAGAGGTGTTAGAAACAACAACCCTGGTAATATTCGTATATCTAGCAATAAATGGGTAGGGCAAACCGGTGATGATGGTGCATTTGCTAAGTTTGCCACACCTGAGCACGGCATTAGAGCATTAGGTAAAAATCTACTTTCTTATGCTCGACAAGGGTTTGTTACACCAGAGCAGATTATTAATCGTTGGGCGCCACCAGAAGATAATAATGATACTCAGGCATACATTGAGTATGTATCTGATTATCTTGGTGTTGCACCTAATCAGCCATTAGATTTAACGAATCTTGATACCTTAACGCATTTATCGACAGCGATAATGTATAAAGAAAATGGCCGTAATCGTGTTAATTACACTGATGAGCAGATAGCAACGGGAATACAGTCAGCACTTGGTTTTGTTGAATTACAAGCGACATCTGAAGCACCCAAACTATTAACGGGATCTGCCGCTTTCGATGCCTTAGATGAAGCAGATCAAGCAAAATATTTACGACAAGCAGAACAGCTACGTAAGCAAAAGCAAAGTGAGTTACAGCAACAATTCGGTACTCGTGTCGCTGACTCTTACGCAGCATGGGAAAGAGGACTTGATGCACCTAATGCGCCTACTCATGATGAATTAATCTCTGCGTTTGGCTATGACAAAGGTTCGGCTATGTCTGCTGATATGCAAGAAGCTAAGCGTTATGCTGGTTTTATGTCAGCAGCTAAAGAGATGTCTCCACAAGCACAGCAAGCTTTGTTATCACAAATTAGACCTCAAACGGGTGAAGCAAACTACGAAAGCAAAATTCAACGTTGGGAGAAATTTGGTAAGTTCGTTGAAGGTAATATCAAGGAACAAGATAAACAGTTTGCAGCTAACCGATTACAGCTTTCCATTCAAAATAATTTTCCACTTGATCCTAATGATAAGAATAATCAGCAGGCAGCAGATGATTACTTTGAAAAACATATTCAGCAGAGCTTTAATTTACGTGATGATAATAGCTTAAATGCCGTTGCCGAACTTACAGCAAGGACAGGGATTATCCCATCACAAGTTAAGTCTGTATTGAATATGGGGGCAACATCTAAAGATCCTGAAGTTGTTCTTCCTATCGCGAAAATGTATGGGCAGATATTTGATAACAATCCGGCATCAGCAACTGATATTCCATCAAGCACAATGGCATATTACTCAAAAGTATATAGTTTAAGTCGTGCGGGTATGCCTGATGATAAAGCGGTAGAAACTGCATTTAAGACGACATTTGAACAAGATGAACGCACTAAACAAATGATCGCTTCTCAAATCAGGGATAAAGGATATATCAAGGATAGAGATAAAGCAGCGCAATCTAATATCAATGATTTTTACCCTTGGTATAAACCATTTTCTTCACCAAGCGTTAGTAAGCCTGGTACTCAAAATGGCGCTTACTTACGTGACTATCAAACACTGTATGACGCTAACTTTGCTGAAACAGGCGGTGATGCAGAACTAGCCAAGAAAATGACTAACGCTCAAATTAAAAGAACGTGGGCGGTATCTAATATCAATGGCAGTGAAGAAGTTATGCGTTATGCACCAGAAGCCGTATACGGTATTAATGAATCAGGTGCTGGAAACTGGATCGCGGGTCAATGGGAAGAAGAGAAAAAGCAATTAATGTCTAAATCATTTGGTGGCGCTTCTTCTGATACTGATATTGTTATTGTCTCTGATGCAGTGACCCCCAGAGACTACAGTTACGGCATAATGATAAAACAAACCGGTAGTGATGATATCCCTATTTATCGTCCATACACGGGAGATAACGGATTACCTATTCGTTTTAAACCAGAACAGTCATCATCACCAATGTATAAAGAGGTAATGGAAAAACGCCAGCGCAGTGTTAAGGAAGCTCAGGATAAAAGGGAACGAGAAGAAGCATTGGATAAATCACGCTCAGAATTTGATGAACGTCGTCAAAATATCCGTGAGCAATATAAAGAAGCTCACAATGAGCGAGTAAATAAATTCAATAATTATTTTTCTTGGGATAAAAACTGATGCCTATTTACGAACAACAACCTGATGATGTTTTATCTGCGGATATTAATGCTGTTCAGCAACCTGAACCTACTTATGGTGATAATGTTTCACCGTCTTGGTATGATCCTATTAATCCGCTTGATGATAGACGGCAAACTAAAGAATTACGTGATGCGGCGTTTCGTATCGATAACTCAGTAGGTAGTTTGATTGCTACTGCACCTTTTAATCAATTTGAAGATGTAGACGGCTATAACCCATTTGAAGATGAATTAACGCTTTCAGGTTATGAAGACTATGCCGATGCCTTTATTCATTCAAACTCTCCTCAAGAAACCGCAGCAATAAAACAACGTATTGATCGTGAGAAAAACGACAGACAGCAATTAATGGATTCAGGCGGTGCCGGTATTGTGAGTAGTATAGCAATGGGGGTTATTGATCCAATTAATGTTGCTGCAATGATGATACCAGGGGGAGCCATTGTAAAAGGTGGCAGTGTGGCCACAACCGCAGGTAAGTTTGCATTGGCAAATACTGCTGGGGGCGTAGCTTCTGAAATGGCATTACATAGTACCCAAGAAACACGAACATTAACTGAAAGTGCAATTAACATTACACTTGATGCCATGATCGGTGGAACCTTAGGTTCAGCTGCGCAGTTAGTAAAAAACCGTGGTGAATTGGTAACAAAAGTAAGAAATGATTTAATTGGAGAACAACAATCAGGGCAACAAAATATTCCAAACAATATTCCTGATAATTCTAGTGTTGGTGCAATGGAAGTACCTAACACCACATTAGAACAAGAAACCTTAAAAGGGCCATCATTTATTAATCGTACGATGAATGTTAGTCCTGTTGGCCGTGTTGCTCAATCCCCCTCTAAAACAGCGCGACAAATTAACCAACAACTCACAGAAAATAACTTTACCTTTGCTAAAAATGAAGAAGGTATTGCGACATTTACCGCTGTTGAAACAAAAGTGAGAGGTTATGAAACTCTCGTTTATAAACAAGTAGAATCAACGAAAGACCACTTTAAACAATACCGTCAATCTGGTGGCCGTGATATGAGCTATTACCAATTTAGTGAAGCTGTTGGTGATGCTATGCGTAATGGTGATACTCATGCGATACCACAAGTGGCAGAGGCGGCACGTTCTATTAGACCTATTTTCGAAGCGACTAAAGATAGAATGGTTGAGTTAGGGATCTTACGTGAAGGTGTAAAAGTGACTACGGCACAAAGCTATTTCCCTCGTATTTTTAAATTCGATAAGGTAATAAATGATAGAACTAATCTTAAGAGTATTTTTTCTAATTGGTTAGGTTCTGTTAATCAAAATGCGGTAAATAAAGCCAAAGGTAGCCTTGGTCGTGCTGAAATCGGTATTGATAAAGCACGTAACGCTTCACCACAAGCTGAACGTTTAGGTCTTGAAATTAAAGAGGCTGAGAGTTGGTCAGGTAAAAAATCCTTGTTGATGGATGATATTAGTAAATATCAAAAATTAATTAATGAAAAGAATGCGGTAGAAGTTGAGCTAAATTCACTTTCTAACCTTGCTAAGTTAAATAAAACACAAACAAGAAGACAAGCAACACTACAAAGAAAATTACAGCGTATTAGTGATGCTGAGAATAAACTACCTGCGTTACAACGTAGTGTGGATATTCTTGATAACCCTCGCAAGTTTAGAAATGAACATCGTCGTTTAACACGAATAGCAAATTCATTAACTCGCTATGACAGAATTAGACAGTCCGCATTAAATCGCATAACACCTTTAGAGCGTGAAGAGTTAGATGCAGCAGCAGATGATATCGTTAATAAAATTATCGGGGCACCGTCCGGTATTGTACCCAGTGAACTGCTCCCTGATGGATTAGTTAAGCACGCTGGTTTTACAAAAGATAGAACGCTAAACATTCCAGATAAACTAATAAAAGACTATCTCGAATCAGATGTTAACTATGTGATGGAAAACTATATTCGCCAAGTTGCACCTGAAATTGAACTCACGGCTAAATTTGGTCGCGTTGATATGGATGATCAAATTAAAGCGATTACAGAGGAATACAACCAACTTATTGCTGATGCAACCACACCTAAAGAACGCAGTCGATTAGAAGCGCAAAGAGAGGCTGATTTGCGTGATATTCGTGGTATGCGTGACCGTCTATTAGGAACTTATGGCGCACCTAAAGATCCCTCTAGTTTCTTTGTTCGTGCAGGTCGAGTGGCTCGTCACGTTAACTTCTTACGTTTATTGGGTGGCATGACAATATCATCGTTACCTGATATGGCTCGTCCGATTATGCAACATGGTTTACGTAGTGCATTAAAGCCATTAGGTAAAATGCTAACTGATATCGGTGCTAGGCGTATTGCTAAATCTGATTTACGTGAAATGGGTATTGGTCTTGAATATGCATTATCCAGTCGTTCTAAGGTGATTGCTGACCTGAGCGACCCCTACAGTAGGCGTAGCTATTTAGAGCGTGGCTTACAATGGTCATCACAGAAATTTGGTAACTTCACATTAATGAATCAATATACCGATTTTATGAAAATGTGGTCTGGTGTTGTTACTCAATCTAAGGTACTGAGAGCGGCAAATACTTTAGATGCTGGTGGCTCGTTAAGTAAACGAGAAATAAAGAAACTCGCTCATATTGGTATCGATGAATCAATGCTAAAGCGTATAGCAGATCAGTTTAAGCGACACGGTGAAGACTTAGATGGCATGTTAACAGGGCATAGCCATTTATGGGATGATCGTGTTGTGCGTGAAACTTTCCAAGCGGCAGTATTAAAAGATGTAAGAACTACGGTAATCACACCGGGCATTGGTGATACACCATTAATGATGAGTAGTGAATTAGGTAAGATAGTTATGCAGTTTAAAACCTTCTTCTTTGCTACTCATAACAGAGCGTTAGTATCTGGCATACAATCAGGTGATGCATCATTTTACTATGGAGCATTGCTTCAGGTTGCACTTGGATCCCTAGTCTATATTCTCAAGGCTAAAATGGCAGGGCGTGATATTAATACCGAACCGGCTAACTTAGTAAAAGAGGGTTTAGATTGGTCAGGAATGATGGGCTGGCTAGGTGAACCTAACAATGTATTGGAAAACCTTAGCGGTGGTACTTATGGTATGAGTGCTATGTTTGGTGGGCCACCAGCATCACGTTATCAAAGTCGTAATGGGATTGGAGCATTATTAGGCCCTACATTTGACCTTGGCGGTGATATTAAAAACATCACATCAGGTGTATTAAACGGTGAGTTTGATGATAGAGAAGTGCGATCTGTACGCAAACTATTACCTTTCCAAAACTTGTTTTATTTGTCACCATTATTAAATCAAGTGGAAGAGCAGATGAAGTAGGAATATCAAATGGGAATCTTTGGTAAAATAAAAAAAGAAAACAGTAATGATGTTTTGCTTGTGCAGATCTATTGTAAAGCAATGAATTGCGTTATTACTGATTTTGGTAAAGGAGTTACGGTTGCATTGTTAAGAGAGGGCAATTCCTCAGGTAAAATAGCATTACGATTTGCTACTTACTGTTTTGCAAACGTTGTACGTCAATCTTTAATGAATGATATTGAGAAAAAAGTTTTTGTTCATGATGTGAAATTCCTATTACCCCTGCTAAGGGGAATAGGAGATATTTCGGATAGGGATATTATTCATTACTCAGATATGCTAGGTAATATAGAAAGTGGGAATGAAACATTTCTAGGCTTAGTCTTATCTGACAGAGTTATGTTACAGGGTGATATTGTTTCTTTGGCTTAACTAAAAAGCACCAGCCTAAACTGGTGCTTACTTGTCACTATAACCGACTAATCAAACTTTCTACATATTGATGGTGTGTGCGGATTTCTTGCATAGCACCATTCATTTCTAACAGTGATTCACGAACCCAACGCAGTGTTCTTTCCGCTTCATCCACGTTGTGACCGTCTTTTTTTAGATATGTGAGGAGATTGTGTAAAACATCTTTCTTTGGGTTACGCATAAAATCATCCAGTAATTCGATGCGATTTTTGCGAGTGCGAGGAAAACTATATTCTTTGGCAACTTGCCCAGCAGGGATAAATTCACCTTCATGGATGGTGCGTTGTAGTTGATCGACAAGTGCTAGTAATTCTTCTGTTGATGCGTTGTTTGGTAATGAGTTACCGATACGAGTATTAGGTTTATGTTTAGTGAAATAGTTATCTTCTAAAATTTCGAATACATCCCATGCACGATCTGTATCTAACATTTTCGCATGGCGTGCAGCACCGCGTTCTGTCCATAGAATTAAGCTACGAGCATTCTTACCAACAACCTGTCTAGGCGGTAATCTGTTATATCCAACAGGGTTACTTAAAGTAACTCTGTTCTTAAAATCTTTTAAAATTGAACCGGTTAAATTAAAGAAATGTTTTCCTTCAATGAATCTATCTCGGTTTCTTGAGTGATTGGTTTTTATGTTTTGAATTTCAGTTTCATACACATCAGCAAGTAGATCCGTAGTAATTACAGGCATGCTGTTATGAATAATGGATGGTAAATTTGATGCAGAGATATTAAGACTAGCCATGATAGATACTCCTATTAGTTTGGAATATCACCACTAGCAACGCCAATTACTGGTGGTGAACTGTATGGGGTTGGCGTACCAGCCTAATAGGATACTGGCGCATCTTTCGATGCCCCCATACAGCCCACCATTGAATGGATGTAGCTGTATTTCGCATATAAAAAAACCGCATAGTGCGGCATATGCACCTATTAGTAGATTCAGGACGCCAATCCCGACATCAGATTTTGCTGATGTAATATCACTATGGCGCATAAATAAGGGGTTGTAAATTACCAAAATGGTTATGTTATTGCAATTTGTTTATTTGCTTATTAACCATTTAGAGTAAATAGCACCGTCTAAGCGGTGCTTTACCTTACTTCTTAAGCTCAAACAAAATACATTCCACCAACGGTATTATGTTTTTATTGCCTCTCATCTTCTGAACTATAAAGTTTCTCATTGCTATCAGTTCTACAAGTGGAGCTGATACATCATGACCATCTTCTCCCATCTTTGTTAAAAGTGCTTCAAGGTTTGATTTTGTAATTAACTTTTCAATCCCTTTATCGGTATTCACTACATCTGGATAGTTAGCTGGTGCAGGGTATTTATACTTCTTTTCCATGGCTAAAGTCCTCACTAATGAAAATAATTACGTAAACTATAATAATGTAAATGCATTAAAATGTTCATCTAAATGGTTAATTTAATTTTCTATTTGATAACCATTATTGCAAATATGGATATATTTTGTAGTTAAACGTATCATATCCTCATTAACACCAGAGGAGATGAGCAATGACGGTATCTACTGAACTAAGCCATGAAGAGTATGTCGGTAATGGCGTAACAACGGATTTTGATTTCCGCTTCCGTATCTTTGAAAGTAAGCATTTGATCGTGGTGGTTGCTGACAGTGATGGCAATGAAACAACATTAAAGAATGGTACTGATTACACTATTGTTGGTGCAGGTTCCTATCATGGCGGTAAGGTGGTTTTAAATAAACCTTTAGCTAGAGGCTGGAAGATATTATTAGAACGTGATTTACCCGTTGTACAAGAAACTGACTTACGTAATCAGGGGAAATTCTTTGCAGAAGTACATGAAGATGCCTTTGATTATCTAACAATGTTAATTCAAAAGGCATTGGGTACTTTCTCTTTAAGCTTACGTAAGCCTACCTATCTATCGAATTACTATGATGCCAAGGGAAATCGTATTGCTAATTTAGCGCCTCCTAAGCTCGGCAGTGATAGTGCTAATAAAGACTACGTTGATAACAGTATTAAGGATATTGATAGTAAGACGTTGCGAGTCAAGGATAAACCTATCAATGCGTTACCAAACACTCAACAACGCGCCAATAAAATTTTAGCGTTTGATAATAATGGTCAACCAATAACAGTTTTACCTGAGAGTGGTTCTGCTTCTGATGTGTTGATTGAGTTGGCATCCTCAATAGGAGCATCCTTAATTGGTACAATAAATGGGAATAATGTTCAAACAGAACTAACTTATTTATCAGAAAATATTAGTTATCTTTATGACTTATTAGATTTTGTAAAAATAAATGATTATGCAGATTTAGCTGAAGGTGATGACTGGACAAATGCAATTCAGGCAGCATTGGATTCTGGAAAACCTGTTTACGGAAGAGGAACATATAAGGTATCAGGAAAATTAAAATCTAAAGGCCAACGGTTGATAGGTGATTGGTTTATAAATGCATTACATATGCCAGATAAATTAAAAATCAGGTCAAAAATTCCAGCTAAAACAGATCATCTTAATGTTAACTTTCCAATAAGAATGATTTACTCGTCTGTAGCATGGGACTTATGCGACATGCTGGCGATAAAAAGTCTTGGCTTTACCGTTGTTCACAGTTATGCAGGATTTTCCGGACATGAATCTGCCGCAGGCGGTGATGTGAAAACACTGCTTGATAATTGTCTTAGTGCAGGGCTTAAGGTTCAGCTTGGTACTGAGGATGCATTAAACGCCAGTAATGCCAACATGACGCTAAAGGAGTTTATTGAAGCATTCGACGGACATGATGCACTGTTTGGGTATAGTGTGTTTGATGAACCTGCCACCAGGAGAATTAGCGTCTCTGATCAGGATAAAAAAATATCTGAGATGAGAGCCCTGACTAATAAAGCTCTTACCTGTGTTGATTTAGTCGAAGGCGCTAACTCTCCTTTTTACGAAAACTGGTCAAAAAATTACGATATTTTTTTTGTTAACTCTTATGCGCAGCATTACGAAGACGGTGATTTTACATCATGGGTTAGAAGGGATGAACAAAAAAACCGAATTGATGTAGGCGGTGTTATTGCAATGTCACGCTGTGCAAAAATAATACCCGTAGTTGGTATGTTTGTATCTTCTTCAGGTCAGTATAGTAGAGATAGAGATCAGTTGATTACCAACTCTCTGTTTTTCGGAAAGAAAGGTGGCGGTGAGTATGGTTGTTTTATTTGGGATCTTCCTTTTGAAAGTACGCCAAATGCAGCCGTGAATGTAAGCCCTCAGTTCCAGGATGCATGTTATCAATTATCAAAACAACCATATACAGGAAATAGTCCTGATACAGATGTATATATATTTGGAGGCGCTCCAGGATATCAAAATTACGGTGTTAGCTCGATAATCGATAAACTTATCGTAGTCGATCCAAACAATATACAAAAATCAGGGTGGGAGGGGGCATATCCTGTAATTAGGGCTGTGGGGAGTAATATATATTGTGGCATCGGATTTAAGAATGCTAACTCAATCCTTCCGACAACAATTGATTGCAAAAAATATGTGTCATATTATCTTGATGCTTTCGGTACATTAGAAATTCCTAATGGTGTTAAGTTGAGATTTTCTGGTTCATTAGGAAGTGGTTGGGGTGGAGCAATATCACCCGATTATGATCTTGCATCTCATCCAACATTTATTGGTAGTACTATGTATGGAGGTGATTCAAGAAACAAAATGTTAACAATATCTGTAGTTGATGGGAAAAATACCGATAATTATGAGTTGTTCATTCGTGGAATGATTGTTTGTACTGATTGGTAAGTGCGTGAGACAAATTAATACTAACCAAAATATGTGGTTAGTATTAATGGTCTTAGCTAACTTAATAAATTACAGTTGTCTAATATAAAATAAATATTTAATTAATTTTTAGATAAATTTAATTTATCATTTAAAATTGATTTTTTTGTTTCTCCATCTTTATATAATGTGTAACATATATCTTTTTCACAATTTTCAAAGATAATTATATTATCACTAGATTTATTTTTTATATCGTTCATACATCTATCCTTAATTCCATCCTCATATCCAAAATCTGATATATCATATTTATTATCAAAATATATACATATTGGAACTGAAAATTTCATACTTCCTATACTTAGCTGATTATTTTTATTTTTAACAATATTTTGATTAAGGCTAGGATATGCCCACAAAGATTTTGAAAATGAGTTATACTCAGGAGACAATAAACCAAAGCTATTGTTTTTATTGTAAATGCTTCTACCAAAACCTAAAGAAGGATTATTGTTTAATATGGCATCGATCGCTGAAGGTATTTGATCTAATACAGTTCCTTCATTATTTATTACTTCATTTTTCAGTTTGTTATTAAAAACTGTTAAAAGATTTGTTCTTTTTATTTCCTTCCCTATTAATGCGTCCCACTGCATTAATCCATGATCAGAAACTAATATAATAGTTGTATTTTTAAAATAAGGGGTGTTTTTTATTTTTTTTATAAAGTCAGATATTAATTTGTCTGCACAAATAACAGAATTTAGATATCTATCTTCAATTTTATTTTCGCAAAAAGGAGAAGTAAAACCAGGTGAGTGGGTGTTTATTGTTGATACAAATAAAGTAAATGGATTCCTACGGCTGGATTGCTCTTTATAAATGTTAAATGCTTCATCAAGAATGATCTTATCATCAATTCCCCATGAATTTCTTAATTCAGTTGACTTATACTTGTTATTTAATGTGTTGATATCTATGATGGTAGAAAATGAATGAGAACTTAAAAAATTCTTTGTACCTGCAAATGATAAATCAGTACCTGATATATATATATTTTTATATCCTTTTTCACTTAGAATATCAGAAAAACATGTTGCTTTTGGCATGAATGTTTGTATTTTATCAGCTGCATTTCCAGTGCCTATCAGAGGCATTCCACATATCAAGTTAACATGCCCAGCAATAGTCCATCCAGAGCCTCTTACATAACCTATATTTGAAAAATCAGTGAAATTATCAATTTCTGATATGTTACGAAGATAGTTAGTACCATCTATATCTTTAAATGTACGCTCTAAACTTTCAGCAATGATAAAAACGAAATTATCATTACTATTACTTAAAATATTATTTTGAATAATGTAATTTTCTTTTGCGTCGCTATATTCATTTGTTTCAAAGAAAAGTTCATTGATATTTTTTACCGGTTGAGAATGTAAAAAAAACACAACTATTGTTAATAAAAATAAAAAATCAGATATAGCATTCTTTTTTTTAAATTTTCTTGATATATACAAAGATAAAAAAATGAATGAAAAAACAACTAATGTTAAGACTATATATTTTGAATTATCAAAAATTGGAGTTCCCTTTATTGAATTTGTTATAGTATATAAAAAAGCATCGTCTATCCCCATCCCTGTAAATTCATTTGCAATGAACCAACACGTTATAGTAAATGATATTAATATAATAAATATAGATTTAATAAAAAACAATCTAGAAGAAAATATAACTAAAAGACATATAATAAAAACATATAAAAAAATGTACATTTTTTAATCCACAAAAATTAATTTAAGTACTACAATTATTGTGTCATTATATTGCTTTATAAAACTTTTGTTAAATAAAACTTACAATTTGTTTTTTTGCATTTTTGGTTATTTTTCTGGTCATATAGTATCATGAGTATTCATTAATCACTGGTACTACACTCATGCAAGAAGATGTCTATACAAAAGCTGGGATTGGCACTACTGCTTTTCTTGGTTACTTCGCAGGGCTTCCAGCAGAAGTTATTATGGGCTCACTGTTGGGAGCCATCTTCTTTACCACTGCTGCTACTGAATATAGCTTTAAACGTAGATCGGTATTAGCTTTTCTAAGCTTCGTTTGTGGTCTTATATTCTTTAGCCCAGCAGCAACTATCTTTATTTCTGTTACTGGTCTTTTCGGTGTGAAACCTGAGCAATACGAAATCGAACATATCGACGCCGTAGGTGCTTTTGTTTCCGCTTTGCTTGTGGTTAAGTTAAGCGTAAAAGCATACGGAAGGGCTGATATACCGAAACAAGGAGGGCAACAATGAAATGCGAAACATTGCTCACTATTGTTAATGCCATCATCTGTACCGTCATATTTCTACGTGTGTTCTATTTTAAACGTGACGGCAGACAACACTGTAAAAAAGGTGGATGGTTAGCTTTCCTCATTCTTGCTTACTCTTCAAGCGTACCTATTCGCGCTTACTTCGATCCTAATTATCACGCTGATATCTACAACATATTTGCCAATATCCTGATCTGCACAACGTTGTTGGTCAGTAAGGGCAATGTCATCAAGTTTATAAAGGGGTGAATATGTCATTAGTTGATAAACAAAATACGTTTACAGGTATGGTTGCAAAGCTGATCACCTTTGCTCAGCAGAAAGGATATAAATTGACGTTTGGTGAGGCTTATCGTACAGAAGAACAAGCTAAATTAAATGCAAAGAAAGGGTCCGGTATTAGCAACAGTCTTCACACTCAACGTTTAGCAGTTGATTTCAACCTATTTGATGCTAACGGCAAATACCTTACAGCCACCAGCGACTATAAAGAACTGGGTGAGTATTGGGAATCATTGGGCGGAAGTTGGGGCGGTCGTTTTAAAACTCGTCCTGACGGCAATCATTTTTCATTAGAGCACAATGGGGTTCGTTAATGAATAAAACCGTCATAGCGTTAATTGCTTTGGCTGTTTCCTTTACCGCTGGCTTTGTTGCTGGCGGTATTTATTTTGATAACCGGTTAATGAGTAAACAGATTGCAGGTAATCAATTAGATGAAAAGGATGTGGCCACAAATATTGAACTGCGTAAACAAGCAGACAATGAACAGCAGAATAGGTTGGAGATATACCATGACGCACAACAGCATGATACGATACGTACAGATGCTTTGCTTGATCGTGTTCTTAATCACTTTGACAGGATGCAGTTCTCAACCAGTACCACGCAAACAGAAGTTGCAAGTACCGATAACACCAATACCTGCCGAGTTGAGAAAGCCAAAGCCAGTGAACTTTCTCGACAACTACGAGAAACACTTGAACGATATGGACGTGAAGCTCAGCGTGCAGATGAAAATACCAGAACACTCAACCTTTGTATTTCAGAGCTGGAAGCAAAGGAAAAACTCCTCAATTCTTACCGATGAAAAAATAGACAGATTTCATAATGACGGTATCGGTGACGGTGTTAGTGATATCTAATTTAACTATAATTTATATTTATCAGTGAGTTAAGTTACTAGAATATAATTGAGTGGGAATAAAATACCGTTTATCAGTAATCGTTGATAAAGGTTAAAAAACCAAGAGCCATCAGTAAGTTACTGGTGGCTTTTTTGTATATTTCTATTTATTAGTGATAGGCTTATTTTTATAAATAATAAACTCAATAAAGTTTTGGATTGATATTTGCTTACTTAACGGTAATTTAGAATAAGTTTTTCTATCGTAATTAATAGCGCCTTTATTATTCGTGCCAAGAGAACTTGCAAATTAAGAAAATAGGAGATAAGGAAATC